CGCATCGCGCTTCGCATGAGTCGTGTCTTCTCGAACTCCCCCACTAGGAGCCTCGCATGAGCAACGAAACCCCTTGCCCGAACTGTGGCTACTGCCCGCACTGTGGGCGCAGCAACATGCTGCCCTACGTCGTACGCCCGGTGTGGATTCCGCCGAGCTATCCGCCCTACTATCCGTACCCGTTCGTGCCCTACCCCACGACGAGCGGCGGAACGTCCGTCTCCCCGCTCACCGTCGGCATCAGCTACTCCACGTGCGGCGAGTTCCCCGGCTCGTCCTCTTCCTTCACGGCGACGGCGTAGGAGCCCACCATGACCGCACCTGAAAACCTCACTGGCATTCGCAAGCAGCCGATGAACCGCGCGCAGCTCAACCACGTCTTCGAGGGGCGGTACCCGACGCTGAGCGATCTGTTGGCGCATGGCGGCGTCCCCGGCCTCCGCTACGCCCTCGTCCATGCCGCGAGCGTCGGGCGCTTCCAGTCGCGTGGGTGGGATCTTGTTGCGCGCCTCTCCGTCATCACCATCCGCATCCCGAGTGGCACGCACGCTGGCGACCACCCCGCCATGCTGATGTGCAACGGCGCTCCCATCGAAGGGGCGTCGCCGCAAAGCGGCGTGCGTCCGTGCCATGTCGATGAGGCACTCGACGCAGCCACCGGCCTCGGGCCGGCGCCGCGGGCCGAGGCATCTCCCGCCCCGAAGCGCACGACACCTGCGCCGCAGGAAAGGACCGCATCGTGAAGAAGCGCAAGAAGCCTACGAAGAAGCCGTCCCGCCCCCGCCCGTCGTACTGACCGCGCCGTGCGCGGCAAGGCGAAGGTCCGCAAGGTGATGCGCGAGTTCGCCGCGGGGAAGCTGCACAGCGGCAGCAAGCACGGCGAACTCGTGAAGAAGCACGCGCAGGCGGTCGCCATCGCGCTCAGCGAAGCGGGCATGTCCCGCAAGAAGCGAAGGAAGCACAAATGAGCCGACTCCACGAAGACATCATCACCTCCCGCGTGCGTGCTGCGCTCGGCGACAAGTACGACCCGAAGGCCGACTACCGCGTCGTGCGGCCCGCGATGGTGGGCCTCCCGAAGTACGCCGACTGCAAGGAAGTGGGCCGGTTCACTGAAGACAGTCGTGCGGGCGGGGAACTTGTCGTGCTCCTCCGCACCCCGCCGACCGCGCCGCCTCCGGCGCCTGCGAAGGCGGCAAGCGCTGCGGAGCGCGTGCGCAGCGCCATCGCAGCGGCGAAGCCGCGCAAGTAGACGGCGCGTGCCCGCCCCCGGAACACCGCTCGCCCTCAGCGATGCCGCTGCGGAGCGGCTCGGCCGCTTCATCTGCGAAGTGCTCTCCTCCCTGGAGGCGGAGCACGCCCCGCTGGAGCAGCGGATCGAGCGGTATTGGGACGTGTACGAGGCGAAGCCGCTCGTCGAGCGACGGAGCACCCCGTGGGACGGCGCGAGCAACATCGTCGTGCCGGCGGCGCAGACGTGGGGCGAGGCGATCGTCGCCCGACACTTCGCCCGCCTCACATCGGTGAACGACTTCTGGATCGCGAGCACCGAGAATGAGTCGCTGAAAGACCCCATCGCCGAGTGGCTTCGCTACCTCAACTGGAGCGCGCGGGGGAACGTGTTCGACATGTTCCTGCCGATTTGGGACGGCCTCTCGGAGATGGTGCCGCTCGGCAGCTCGCATTGGGCGATGTCGTGGGTGGAGCGGTACCAGATGCGGTACACGCCGCTCAGTGCGAAGCTCGGCAGGCCGATGCGGGTGCTGGCGTCGCGCGGCCCCCGCGTCGAGCAGGTGCCGCGGCAGGATCTCATCATCGTACCGGGCTCGTCGCCGCTCGACAGCGAGGTGGTGTGCCGTCGGCGGTGGATGACCCGCAACGAGTTCCTACTGTTTGCGCAGCAGGCCGCCCTCGACCCCGACGTGGTGGAGGACGTGCTCGCCTCGCCCGACACCGACAGCGAGTCATCGCGCAAGCGCGGCGACGTGCGGGCGGGCTACGCGGGCGCAGCGGGGAGCATCCCGCTGTACGACATTCGGGAGGTGTGGATCGACTACCCGTTGCTCCGCAGCGGCAGAGTCGATGATGTGATCCCCTTCGATGAGGGGGACACCGAACGGCCGCCGGTCCCGCTGCTCGTCCATCTTCACCGAGGCACGCAGAAGGTGCTTCGTGCTACGACGCACCCGTACTTCTTCCCCCACAAGCCGTTCTACGACGTTCACTTCAACAAGCGGCCGGGACGACAGGACAGCACGGGGGTGGCGGCGCGGGCCGACCACTTGCAGCGCGCCGTCACCACCATGCTGAACCAGTCGATCGACGCGGTGACGCTCGCGAACTCCCTGAAGATCGCGACCACCGACAAGCGCCTCGTGAACATGCGTTGGTCGCCGGGCGTCCCGCTCCTCGTAGACAGCATCGACGCAATCAAAGAGCTGAACGTCAGCAAGCAGGTGATTCCCGACCTGAACCTCATCAACTTCGTGATCGCGACGGGAGAGCGCCTCTTCTCGACCGGCGACCCCGCGCTCGGCCGCGAGACGAGGATGGGCGGCCACCCCGCCCCGGCCACATCGACGCTCGCGCTCCTCGAACAGTTGTCCATCAACGTGTCGGTGTCGCTGCGGTTCATCCGCCACCGCCTCTCCAAGCTGGGCGAAGACATCTCCACACTGTTCCAGCAGTTCGAGGCCGACGTGGATACGGGCCGCATCGAGGCGGCGCTCGGCGCTGCCGACGCCGGCATCGTGCGCGAGATCATCTTGCCGCTCGACGAGCCCATCTCTGGGAACGTCCACTTCGACGTTCACGCATTGTCGGAGATCGCCTCGCCCGAAGCGGAGCGCCAAAAGGTCGTCCTCGAAGATCAGATGATTACCAACTACTACTCGCAGATGCTCGGTGCGGCGCAGATCCTCGCCAACCCGCAGCTCGGCGGAAACCCGCTCATCAAAGAGATCGTCGTGCGCGCGATGCAGGCGAAGTCGGTGAGCATGAAGCGGTTCCTCTCCACCACCGGCTTCGATGTCCCGGAGGAGGTGCTCCTTGAGCTTGGCCGACCCGACAACCGCAGCGCCCTCCAGCGGGCTTCCGAACTCGCCCTCGGAGCACTTGGACAGCTTGGTGGAAGTGGCGCGACTGTTCCGATCCCCGGCTTGGAAGGGGGCATCGGAGGCTTGCCAGCGGTCCCTCCGCGAAACGGTAATGGCGCTGATTCACTCGCGTGACGCAGCGGAGACGTGCCGCCTCCAGGGGGTAGCGCAGGCGCTCCTCGAAATCGTCGCCCTGCCCGACCGCCTCTCCGACGAGATCGACGCGGCGAAGTTCCGTGCAGAGACGGCAGCTTCCGCTGCATCTGCCCCTCGGGGCCCTCAGGGGTACTAGCCGGCTGTCCCCACGGGGCGGCTCCGTTCTGTTTCTTCCTCCAAAGCCGAGGCGCGAGTCTTCGAGCGCCGATCTTGCGCGGCCGTCCGGCCGCGCTCGCGGCTAGCGTCCGCGGCGAGTCTTCGAGCCGCTCCTCGGCGCGAAGCGCCGATCCGGCCAACCCGAGGGGAAAAATCTACCCGTGGGGTTGACGCCCCGCGGGCAGTCGTGCGAGCCTTCCAGTGGGACAGAAAATCCCCCACGGGAGCAACACCGCATTGGACGACCTTCTTCCCGTCGATCCGGCCGCCGCGCCGGACGCGCCCGCGCCCGAATCCCCCGAGGGCGACGCTGCGGCTGGAGCGGCTGCGCCGGCTCCCCCGCAGGACAACGGCCTCGCCGCCACCCTCTCGCAGCTCAACTCCACAATGAGCGCGCTCGGCGAGCGACTCGCCGCTCTCGAAAGCCGCAACGCTCCTCCCGTTGCGCCGACGCCCCCCACGGCGCCGGCCCCCGCGGAGTTCGACTTCGCCAATCCTGTCGCCTCGATCCAGCAGCACGCGACCGCAGCGGCAAGCGCCGAGGCGGGCCGCGTAGTGGGGCAGCTTGCCCCCTTCCTCGAATCCGTGGCGACCTCGCTGACGCAAAACGGCATCAACGCGACGCACGAGATGATCGACGACGAGATCGGTGTCGGCGCGTTCGACAAGCTCGTGTCTGCCGATCTCAATGAGGCGCTCGCCAAGCTGCCTCCCGCGCAGCGCGCGAACCCTCAGTACGTGGACGCAATCGCGAGCGGCATCCTCGGCGGCAAGCTGCGTTCGGTGGAGGGCCGCAAGGAGCTTCGAGAAATCATGCAGACGCGTCGATCCACCCCTCCCGTCGTCCTCTCCGGCGGCAGCGCTGTGCGCCCGCAGCCGGGCCGCCTCACCGCCGAGGAACGGCAGTTCATCGCCGACGTGCAGCACAGCGGCATCGACTTCAGCGAGAAGGACTACATCACTTCCCGCGATACGCCGCGCACCGAGGAGGCACGCGGTGCAACGTGGATGAAGCAGAATCGTATCGCAGCCGCGCGGGGGACGAACTGATGGAAAGCGGGTACGACCTCTCCGAGCTGCGTCCGCTGAACCTCGACCCGCAGTCGCGAATCCGGGGCAACCACAAGGGCCCCGCCTACGCGCTCAACGTGGTGAACCCCAAGCCGGGCCGCACGTACGAATACATCCGGCGCGAAGAGGGCGAGATTCAGCGGTTCCTGAACGAAGGGTTCCAACTGGAGTACCGCCAAGGCCACACGAAGATGGGCCGCGAAACCGATCCGGCGTGGGGCATCAACCTCGATGGCGTGATCGGCCGACGCGACGTGGTGCTCGTCTCCATCGACGACGAGGGCTACGCCGCGTACATGGAGCGCAAGCGGCACAACGTCGCCGTCCAGTCGGCCGACAATGCGGTCGCCGAGTTCCTCTCCAAAGGCGAGTCGATGGGCAGCGCGACGGGTGCGAACCGCTCGCTGTACCGCCGCGCGTCTAACCACCACACCGAATACCGCGTGCAGGGCGTCAGTGTGTCTGACGATGCCAGCGGCGAGTAAGCGAAGGAGATCATCATGCCCTACGACATCATGCCGGCGAAGTCCGAACACGGTGCCGCCAACATCCTTTTTCGGGGTGTGATGAACGCTGGCGAGACGTTCACCGTCGGCGACCTCGTGTTCATCAACGCTGACGGTGAGGTGCAGCAGTTCCCGGCCGATGGCACCAAGGCGCTGATCGCCGACATCACCGGCACCGCGCTCATCTGTGGTGTCGCGGCGAATCCGGGTGTCGATCCCTCGACCGGCACTGCCTTCACCGATCCGCGGACGGGCGCTGCGTACGCGACCGGCGCGCAGATCCTCTTCTGGCCTGCTGACCATCAGACCCTCTTCAGAACGAACAACGTGATCTCCGCGGTGAACACGCCGGTTACGCCGACTGGCACGATGGTCGGTGAGGACTTCCAGCTCACCTTCGACAACACCGCTGGTGTCAACACATGGTGCATCGAAACGACCGCCGCTGTGCAGGGCACCGATGTTCGAGCGGTCATCCACGAGGTGCTCGACGCGCGCGGGCGGCCCATCTCGGCCACCGACACCACGACCGGCGTATGGGTCGTCTTCGAGATCAAGACGACCTAACGCCTCCCCACTCCCTCTCCGCTAGGAGCCTCCCATGCCGACGATTTCAGCGCAGTTCCCCGAACTACTCGAACCGTTCGTCACGAAGGTCTTCTTCGACCGGCTGAACGGCATCGCGCCGGTCTTCCCCTCGTGGATGAACGTCGAATCGAGCAACCGTGCATTCGAAGAGCACTTCCGGGTGGCTGGGGTGGGCAGCTTCTTGACGAAGGCTGAAGGCACTCCGATCACCTACGACGACCCCGTTCAGGGCGCTCGGGTGCGAACGGTCCACACGACGTACGCACTCGGCATCCGGATCACGATGGAGCTGCGCGACGACGATCAGCACGGGATCATCTCCCGCATGGCTGGCGATCTCGCTGACGCCGCCCGCGACCACCGCGACCGGCTCGCTCACGATCTGCCGAACAACGCCTTCGTGACCACGCTGTTCACCGGCCTCGACGGCGCGGCGCTGTGCGGCAACCACACCAACCTGAAGACAGGCACCGTGCAGAGCAACAGCCTCTCACCGGCCGTCGCACTGTCGATCAGCGGTATCCAGAGCGCGATCACGAACATGCGGACGACCACGAACGAGTCCGACCGCTTCGTGTCGCTCACCCCGAGCATGCTGCTCGTTCCGCCCGCGCTCCAGTTCACCGCCTCGGAGATTCTCGACTCGCAGGACCGCCCCGACACGACCGACCGCGCCACGAACGTGACGAGCACGAGCCGCACGGGTGTGCGGGCGTTCGTGAGCGAGTACCTCACCGACACGGACAACTGGTTCCTGCTCGCGAACAAGTCGCAGCACACGCTGACGTGGTGGAACCGCAAGGGAGTCACGCCGGACTCGTCGATGGACAGCCAGACGAAGGACATGCTGTACGACTCGCACTACCGCGCGTCTGTGGCCTTCTACGACTGGCGCGGCGTAGTAGGCTCGGCTGTCTAATCTGCGGCGTCGAGCCGCCTTGGTCCGCCCGCTGGGCGCAAGGAGAAAAGCATCATGGCTTCCCACCAGAGAGGTCCGATCCTAGCAAGCGGCGCTCGTAGCGCTCTCTTCGAAAACGCACGAATCGAGGCGGTGAGCGGCGAATCCGATCTCGTCACCGTGTTCTGCGACTTCGACTCGATGCTAGTCGGCAACGGGTTCGGCGATGCTGGCGTCTTGGAGACGGCCGGCTGGGTGCTGACCGATGTGGGCGCTCCCGTCGGCGACAGCGTGAGTGCGAACTCGATTCCGGCGACGCGCCCCTTCGAGTCGTGCCTCCGACTCGACGCGGGCACCGTTGCTGACACGGGCGGCAACGCGCAGCTCGACGCTGTGAACGGCCCTGCTGGGCAGGCGATCTTCGATGTCTACCCGCACATCTGGCTACCCGAGAGCGGCGCTGGCGCCACGATCCTCGACAATACGTCGTGGACGTTCGCCTGCCGCATCGGCCTCCTCTCCAGCGCGGCGACGTGGGATGGCAAGATGTTCATCGGCTGGGCCGAAGCGGGTGACACCGGAATCCTCACCGCGGCGACGGGTGCGATCACACAGCCGGAAACCGGCCCTCTCGTCGGCTTCCATGTGGGTGAAGATGGGTCGATCGACGGCATCTCGCAGCGCACGGTGAACACCGCCTACGCTGCCGGCACCAACTTCACCGAGCTGTACGCCGCGGGGGCGCCCAACGGGAACTCGGGCGTGATCTGGTGGCTCGACCTCGCCGTTCGCCTCGACATCACCGACATGTCGGACAACGCGGCGAACGGACGGACGACGTTCTATCACCGCCGCGTGCGGAGCCGGACGACCGATCCGACTATCAACCCGTGGATCAAGCACTCAACGGTGCTCGCCAACCAGACTCCGAACAACGACGTGGTGCTCGTCCCGACGATCGAGGTGGCCAACGGCCCGGCGAACCTTTCGGATCTCTTCATCGACTGGTGGGCGTTCAGCGCAACCCGATTCTCGCGCCGATAAGGGAGGCGCTATGCGCGCTGTGCTCCTCGGCTTCGCTGCCGTCCTGATTGCGCTTCCTGCTTACGCCGGCACCGCCTCGAAAGGCTGCTCGTTCAGCGGTACCGCAGCTGGCACGGCCGGCACCGCGGTGGGCGGCGGAGCGAGCAGCATGGCGCTCGCTGCGAACGAAACGTGGTGCTACCGCTACGTGAACGCCGATGCGACGACCACGATCATCGGGCCGCTTCGCATCACCGCTCCCTCTGCGCTCATCACCTTCGACCCCGACCTCTTCCAAACGGTTGTGACGACTGCGCGGCTCATCCCGCACTTCTGCCCGCAGGGCGCCGCGGTGGATACTACGAGCGCCGCAACGATCTTCCGCTCGTGCCCGTCGATGGGTGGGGCGAACGGCGCCGCGTCACTCGATGGCACCGAAGGCACAGCCACTACACAGAATGCGTCGATCCGCGTCGGCCCTGGCGCGTACTACTTCGAGATCAGTGTAGTGTGCGAGGCGGGCGACACCTGCCAGATCGCCGCGCAGGCCGAGGGCGAGGGAGCGCACTGATCGTGCGCCGCGTACTTGTATTCTTGGCCGCGCTGCTCGTCGCGGCGCCCGCGTCCGGCGTACACGAGTATCCCCGATCTCGTCACCGTGGTGGGTGCGGGCGTGCAGGTGCCGCAGACGCGAGGCCGCTG